CGACGTCGCCATTGAGGTCAGCGACGACGATCCGCCATTTGCGGCCGTACAGGATGTCGCCGGTGATGGGTTTGGACCCGGGCGTTACCTGGAAGTTGGTCGCGGGGATCGTCACGTCCGCCAGCGGGCCGAAGAAAGCTGTCTGCCCCGTGGGCTGGCTCTGCTCGCTCGAGGCGAACTGCGCCTGGTCAGTGTAGTCGGCGTTGCTGCCGCTGTACTGGTTCCACGTCGCCTGGCGCTCTGCGAAGACCTGCGCCGAGATCCCCGAGCCGACGTAGTCGTAGGTGAACTGCGCCCAATTGCCGCCCGCGCTCTGCCAATCCTGGTGAATCACGCGCACCGCGACGGCCATGCTGTACTGGTCGTTGCCGAGTGTGTACGCGGTCAGCGACTGCAGGTCGGTTGGCGGCGCCGGCAGGTTGAGCAGCTTCGCGGCGTACTGGAAGGCGTCCATGTGGTACTTCGGCCAAACCTGCCCGTAGCCGAGCGCGTTCCCGGAGTCGCCTGTCTCGTTGGTGCCGTGGGTCTCGGACTCCACCGTGGCGAGCACGATGTCCACCGGGCACCCCTGGCGGTTGGCCTCCTGGATCGCGAGATTCTTCGCGTAGGCGTCCATTAGGCCGAGTCACCCCACGCGAGGAAGAACGACACACCCAAGGAGGTGTCATCTGGGCTGTCGAGCGCCGTGTTGCCGGCGTTCACCACTACGCACGAGCCGATGCCGAGGTACTGGTACTGGCCCAGGAGATCGCCGGCTGGGTAGTCGCCTGTCACAAGAGGAACCGCGTCGACGAGCAGGTTGCCGCTCTGGTCCGACACGGCCATCCACCAGTAGCCGCCCTGAGCGTTGTAGCGGATCCGCAGGCGCAGCGTGACGTTCTGGCCGTTGACGGGGATGGTGACGGTCATGCGCTGGTCAGGGTTCGAGGTGACCGGAATCAGGTTGTACGTCCCCGCCATCCAGTGTCACCTCCGCAAATGGAAAGGAGGCCCGAAGGCCTCCTGAGTGGTGTCATTGCCCTGGTGGATAGACGGTGCCGGCGATCAACAGGCGGCACCCTCCGATGTCCACGTCGTAGTTGGTGACGTGGATTTTGCCCTGTACGGTCACCTGCTGATAGGGCACCAGTTTAGCGACTGCGTCCTCCTGGTTTGTGGGGAACTCGCAATAAAGGTCAGTCATGGACTGTCCGGAGTCGATAAAGTGAATGTAAGGCGTGCCGTCGTAGTTTGCACCGATCTCCAGGATCGTGCCTGAGACGTTGGCGTACTTGCCGTTGTATTTCTCCCTCGCAGCGAAGGGGTTATCGGAGTAGGCCTCCTGAATCTCACCAGCTGAGACGTACATCGGCTGGGCTATCCTGGCGCGCGTTGCTGCGGTAGCAGAATGCTGATGCATCGCCGCGCGCTGCGGCGCAGTGGCATATGCTCCAGCCGTCCATCGCCCGAGTACGTCTCCCCCTAAAAGCAACGTCACGGCTACCGCGGCAGTCCACAACCAGGGTCTCCGCTTGGGTGGGCGCTCCACGCGGCACCCCCTTCCAGAGGAAACATAGCACACGCTGGTGGGGAGAGCCATATGCTTGGGCTACTGTCCCGCAAGTTGCGGACTGCCGGTCAGCGCCTGCAGGATCTGCGACAGGATGCTCTGGTTCGGCGCCACAGGTTGCACCGTGCCGCTGTTCGTCGATCCAGTCACCTGCGGCCGGCTGCTGATCTTCACGACCTGCACCGTGGCGACGAGGATCTCCTGCAGTGTCACCGTGGCTTTGAGGCCGTAGGCGGTGGTGTTGTCGTCCGTCACGCTGATCTCCGCGACCAGCATGCTCGGGTAGGTGCCGAGGCGCGTCGTTACGGCCACGGGAATGCGGCTCATCTGCAACTGCTTGAGCGCCTGATAGGCCGTGACCGAACGGCTGGGACCTCCCGAGAACTGCCCTGGGATGCGATCCTTCAGCACGTCCGACATGCCGATCTGCAGCGTCAGCTTCGACGGGTTGACGTAGGAGTTGTCGGTCAGCGCCGCGCCGGTCTCGACGGGGTTGGTCGTGATAGTCAGCGTGGCGTCGTGCTGCGCCTGCAGGACCGCGTCGAAGACGTAGCCTCCGACGACCGTCTGCAGGAGGACCGGTTGCGGCGTGGATGACAGGCCCGCGTTGGGACCTACCGTGGCACCCGAAGACACCGTGGCTACCTGCACTTACTGCACCACCCCTTGCAGCTCGCGGATGAGCAGTGAGTTCTGCTGCTGGATGGCCCGGGCTAGCGCCTGCGTGTCCTTGGCCTCGTAGATGTTGTAGGTGGGCGCCATGGTCACCGTGACGGTGCCGTTGCCCTTGGCGCCCCCGCCGCTCGACGTGACGACGATGGGCAGGTAGGACTGTGTCAGCGTCTGCGTGAGTCCCTGAAAGCCCTGCTGCAGCCTCTGGGCACTCGCCTGCAAGGTTTGGTAGATGGCCTGCACGCCCGTGAGGATCTGCTGCCAGAGCGTCATCATGTCGCGGTTGTTGGTGACCCGGGCGCCTGCCGGCAGGTTGACGAGCTCGGGGCCCTGCTCGCCGACGAGTGTTGCGCCGCCAGTGACAAGACCGCCAGCCGCCTTTGCGGGAGCGTTTAGCCACCCGGACTGCTGCAGGAACTTCCGTTGGGCGCTAGGACTGTCCCACAGGAGGTAGCCGAGGTACCGGATGAGGTCGCCGCCCATGCCGAGGATGTCGCCAGCGCCGGACGACGCCTGCGACTTGCCGGTCTTCACCTGCTTCTTGTTACCGGTCGCTTCGCCGACGCCCATGTTGATGATGCCGGCCCACGTCTTCAGCAGATCCACCTCTGCCTGCATCACCTTGAGCATGGCCTTCAGCGGCAGGGTGATCGCATTGACGAACGACACGAACGAGTTCTGCTTGCCCATCAACTTGTCCATGGAGGTTAGGAGGTCCGCGAACGCCTGCGCCACACCGTTCTTCCCGGCAATGAGGCCTCCGAGCTTCCGCAGTTCGCCGATGTACTCACCGATGAAGCCGCTCTGGCCGAACGACTTGTTCATCTTGTCGATCCACGACCATAACCCCGGCAACGCGCTCTCGCCGCCGTGCTCGTAGGTGTAGTAGTCGTCCACCAGGAGCAGCAGCGCTGTCATGCCGGCGATGAGCGCCGTCACGGGGTTCGACAGGACGAGGATCGCGGCCCCCGCTCCCGCCATGATGCCGATCAAGGACTTCGTGGCGTTGCCGAGGTCGTTCCACGCCTGCACAGCCGTCTCGCCGACGATGTAGATCGCGTTGGCGAGCTTGCCGAACCACGCGAAGACCTGCGCCACCTTGGCCGTCCACACCGGCATGTCCTTGGCGATCTTGTCGTTGAGATTCGAGAGCCATGTCGTGACGCTCTGCAGCGGGCCGCCAAGGTACCTCGTCAGGTAGTAGCCGACGTAGTAGACGGCGTAGGAGCCCTCGAGCTTCAGCCGGGCGAACTGCAGGTTGAGGTTGTTCGCCTGCTGCGCCGCCTGCGAGTAGCCCTGCGGCATCCCGATCTGCTCGGACTCCTGCTGGAGCTTGAGGAACTGCTGCATCAGCGTCGGCGAGAGGTAGAGATCCTGCAGCGACGCGCCGAGGGCCGATAGCGAGTTGCGGTAGGCTACGGCGCTGTCGACGTTCATCCACATCTCGCGCGCAAAAATCTCGTTCTGGATGGCGGCCTGCCCGACATCCGACGTAAACTTTGCGAGCGCGGCCGTCCCTGCGGCCACGAAGGTCAGGACCGCGGCGCCCGCTTCGGCGAAGTTCATCACCGCGGAACTCGCAAGACCGTCGAGCGACTTCTCGACCGTCTGCATCGAGCGCTCGGCCGTCTGCATGGAGGGCTGGTCGACCTGGAAACCGAGCGAGACCAAGTACTCGCGGATGACGTTCAGCGTGTCGGCCAGCCCCTTTCGCTATGCTCCCATGCCGTTGGCTGTGCGGGTCCTCGCGGCGTCTTCGGACCGCGCGCGGTTCTCGTCCAGGACGGCCATCATCTCGTGGATGTCCACGAGGTCGTCGAAGGTGTAGGTTCCGTCGAAGAGTTCCTTCTGGCGCCAGTGGCCTGCGATCACCGGCGCCCAGAGGAAGCTGTTTAGGGTTGGGAGCTCGGCGGGCTCATACCGAGCATGGCGCCCAGGGTACCGAGGAACCCCCCGTCGAAAAAACCGGACATGTTGAAGACGAGCGTCTGGATCATCAGTGCCATGACGGTCTGCGCGTCGAGGTTCTGCACACCGTAGGTGCCGTTGTCGTTGAGTACCGGCGCTGGGCCGCCGTCCAGGAGCTCTCGGCACACCCGCAAGCAGTCACGCTGCATGTCCGCGAAGTCAGCCCGGCTCATGGCCGGGAGGCCCTTGGTCAACGCAGCGCCGAGCATCACCTCGGGATTGCCAGCGACGGACCTAAGATCACCCCCCGCCGCCGCGAGCGCCGTGCCTAGCACGGGCGAGAGGTCGTTCATCAGCTTGTAAGCGATGTAGGAGCCGGTCTGCGGGTCGAACTTGCCGATGTCCCACAGGCGCGGCTCTCCGTCCGGACGCTTGCCGAACTCGAAGCGCTTGTGGTCCTCGCGCTTTGTTGGGTCTGCCATGCGCAACTCCCCTCGTCGTTCGGTCTCGGGTCAGGTGCTACTGCTGGTTGACGTCCGCGGCCATCAAGGTCCAGGTGACCTGCTGGCCCTGCGCCTGGTAGGGACGGTCCGGGAGCTTCTGCGCCGAGACACCGGCCAGCGTGATCTGCTCGCCGGTGAGCTGGTTCGTCATGCTGATCGTCATGCCGGCCCACTGATCGGCCGTCGCGGCTTCGGTGTAGTTGTACCAGCGCTTGAGCCACGCATCGAGCGCGGAGGTCTGCTGGATCGCAATCGCGATGGAGCCGTTGCGGCCGAGCACCTTCGAGATCATGATCGCGCCGTCCGCCGCCACGTCGTGCGTGGTGCGGTCCGTGGTCATCGTGACGGTGATCGTGCCGATGCCTTCGCTGTTGGCCACGTACTGGCCGATGGCGTTGTGCTGGAAGACCACGTTGAGGTCCGCGAAGCTGTAGGTCGTGCTCACTGCCATCTTTCGCGTCCTCCCTTACTCCTGGACGTAGACCGAGATCGAGGCGTTCTGCACCGCACCCGCGAGCTTGAGTGCCACGCTGATCGGCGGGGCCTTGCGTGCGGTGCGGTCGGTCTCGCTCTGGGATGCGATGGACTGCGACTGAATCAGGTAGCCGAGCGGGAGCATGTCACCCGTGCTCAGGTTCTGGATCGCCGCTCCCGTCCACACGCCCGGCGCGAGGAAGCCCGTGGCCACAGCCTGGCGGCACGGTGCGTCGATCGCGTTCTTGAGCAGAGTCATGCCGCCCTCGGTCTGCGGGACCTTCGTGTTGCTGGTGAGTTGGCCCATGATCGCGGTCGAGATACCGGAAGCGAGTTCGTCGAGGCCGAGGCGCTCGTCGAACCACATGCCCGACGCCATGACGCCCTGCTCGAAGGTGTTGTAGGTGTTGCCGCGGGTGACGTAGTAGTTGCAGTTTTGGCCCTGCAGGGTCGTGACCTGGGCCTCGGTGAGCGCCTCCGGGGTGACACCGGGCTCGCTCTTGAAGGCGAGCGTGTAGGCGGACCCTGCGGCCTGCGTGTTCGCGCCCATCGCGTAGCCGAGGATCGAGGCCGCCGCGTCCTGGTAGGTGCTGTACTGGAGCAGCGTGCGCGTGTAGCCTGCCGCCTGCAGGGTCAGCGCGACGTTCCCTGCGGTTCCCGCCAGGACTGCGGCGTCCGATGTGGTCGCGAAGTACGCCGAGAAGGGGCTCGCCGCCTCGATGTAGGCCGCGACGCCTTCGATGTCGGCGTCGACCGCTCCGCAGACCGTGCAGCCATACCAGTTGGTGTTGGCCGCACGGCAGGCCGTGACAGCCGCCGCCGCGGTCTCGGTGCCGCTGATCCAGCGTCCGATCGCGACCTGCGCCGGCTTCGGGCTCTGCGAGAAGTACAACTGAGCAGCGAGGTACTCGGGATCGGTGTCGGTGAATCCGTCCGTGATCATCCCGGCAAGGCTCGAATACACGCGCACGCGGTCCGCCGTGGTGCCCGCGATGACTGTCGACTGACCCACGATCAGGCCAAGGTCGAACTCCTGTCCGACTGGCGTGGTTGGCGTCAGGTACACGGAGACGTTGACGATGTCCGAGACCGGCAAGCTGCTCACTGGACCACCTCTTCCTGTCCGTCTTCGGTCTCCAAGGTGACCTGCGCCGACTCGAGGTAGGGCGTCTGCGAGTAACGCAGGACATCCTCATTGAAGTTGGCCTGCAGGTCGCAGCGGTCCCACCACTGGCCGTTGAACAGTTCCGGCACCCGCACAGGGGCCGGAATGTCCAGAACCAAGTACAGGTTGGATGCCGCCAGGGTGTCGTGCGCGGCCTGCGTGTAGAGGCCGTCCTTGAGCGCGCTGGCGAGGTCGTAGGCGCTCGGGCTGTAGATGGTCCACTGCACCTCGTGGACGCGCGTGGACTGCGTCGTGACATCGACGTTGACGCCGTCGCCGGCATCGACGAAGGTCGCGTTGCGCTGCTGGATGTAGGGACTCGACGTCGGTGTGACGCGCAAGAATGCGATGCTGTCGGTGATCTTCCAGCCCGGTGCGCCGCGTGTCGGCCACGAGAGGCGCACGCCGCTGTTGGGGCGGAGGCCCGTGAGTGTCGCCGTGAGCGACTGGAAGAGCGCGTTCAGCTCGTCCTGCGTCAGGACTTGATCTGCCATGGCCTTAGTCGCCCTCCATGTAGACCGCGAAGGCCTCCCAGTAGCCGTAATCGGCGTAGTCCTGCACGTTCATGACGCGGTAGCTTTCGCCGCGCCACGTGATCTCGTCGGAGGTAGCTGGGCCACCCTCACTCGCCGCCGTGCGGGTGACGTAGATCGGCTGCGCGCTGATGAACTTCATCATGGCCGTCGATCTGTCGCCCTCTGGTTGCTGCATGATCTCCTGCGCGCTCGCCGGCACGACGACGCCAGTCATGGCGATGGTCGTTGGCGTCTCGACGAAAACCCCGAGCTGCCACGCACCGGACCGGCGCGTCACCGTGAACTGCTGCGAGAAGTCAGGGTCGTAGAGCAGGGACGGGTCGATGGCGATCGTCACACGCTAGACCCTCCCCTCTTGCGCAGCACGTAGGTGATCGCCCGCCTGAGGCGCCCCGTGTCGATCAGGGGCCGATCGGAGCCTTTGCGCTTGATGGTCTTGGGCGAAAGCGCGGGCCAGCGGTTCTTCGGGTTGAGGAACCACATGCGCACCGCGTCCTCGGCGACCATGCCGACGCGCTTCAGTCCCGCTTGACCCGCGGCAGGGCCGCCATCCATGGCCGCTGTCGCAGCCTCTTTCATCTGCGCCGTGATGGCATCCAGGTTCTCGGGGTCTTCGATGGCCGGCTCGATGATCGGTCTTGGGGGAATGCGCCACGCCGCTGAGCCGTGCTCGTGGATGTACATCTCGTAGGCCTCGCTGTACGGCATCCCTTGGCCCATCTCGGTCATCATCTTGTCGTAGGCCATGGTGTACGGCACGCCGTCAGGGCCCATCATCATCTGATCCATGGCGGATGCCATGTCCTTGCCGCGCACACCGTGCGTGTGGATCCAAGCGAGCTGCGCGTCCGTGACGTCGCCGCCGCGCGCCGCGTTCTGCTCTGGGATGCCGACGAGCACCTGCGTGCCCGCGAGATCCGACATCGCCCGCTGCAGTTGCGGCAGCCGGTCAGACTTGGTGATCACCTTGGCTGTGGCCTTGATCACGGCGCCCCTCCTTCCGTCACCAGACGAGCATGCCGCCGCGGCCCGCGTTGCGCCCGAGACGGGCGAGCTGCTGGCCGTATACGGTGAGCTTGAAATCGGCCCATCCCTGCAGGTCTGAGGCCACGGCATTGAAGTCGACGCTGGTCGAGACGTCGCCGAAGGATTTGGCCGTCCTGAGCCCCATCGCGCGCCCTGCTTCGATCACGCCTTGCGCCACAGAGACGCCCAGGGCCGCCTGCATGTAGAGCACCGAGAAGTGCGCGAGGTAGAGGTCCATCGCGATCTGCCACGAGGTCTGGTAGCGCGCTTGCTGCAGCGCCGCGTCCGCCAAGGCGGCATAGACCTGCAGCATCGTCAGCGGCAGCAGGAGTGGGTAGAAGGTGAGCACGGTTTGCGCTGCGGTCGCGGTCGCCTGCAATGAGAGGGTCACCGTGAGGTTCGCCGCGTCTACCGCGACGACGGTGGCCTGATCGGGGATGCCGGCGCCGGTAACGAACATGCCCTGAGCGATGCCCGCGACGGACGCGAGACCCGTCAGCGTGGCGCTGCCCGCGGTCGTGTCAGCGGCCTGGGCGATGCCCTGACCGCCGAACTGCGGGAAGCGGGTCAGGAAGCCCGCGAGCGTGTACGTCGGGTTGGTGCCGGACCAAAGGTTGGAGGCGTCCGCGACGATCTGCTCCACGGGCACACCCATCTGATCGGGAGATGGGTAACCGTCTGGCACTATGTCCTGCGGAAAGCCAGACATCGCGCATCGCCTCCGTTAGATCACTCCGCTGCGGGATCTCCCGCGTCATCGCCTGATGGCCCGGCGCCGGCAGCAGCGGCCTTCGCCGCTTCTTTCTCTGCCTTGGTCTGACGCTTGCTGGTCGCCTTGCCAGCGTCCAGTTCGGCCCGGATCTCGGCCTCCCGGTCCCTGAGCACCTCGATGCTGCCATCCTTGACGGCCCACCCGAACATCGGGTCGTCCTTGACCCACGCAGGCAGGTCGATCATCTCCAGGGGCTTCGTCTCGACCTTGCCGGCGACGACGATCTTGCCGTCGTCAGTGCGGCTCCGCTGCACGAACGCGAAGTGCTTGCGCGGGAACACGCGGATCGTGTCCTTGCCTGCCATGGGCACCCTCCTCCTTCGCGGAAAAGCAGGAGAGCCGCCCGAAGGCGGCCCTCCTCTGCGATTGGCCCTAGATGCCGTCGCGGTACTGGACGGGTTCGTAGTACAGGATCTTGACGACCGAGAACTGCATCGCGTAGGCCGTGAGGTACGCGACCTTCTCGACGCTCGGCTGCGTCATGATCCTCGAGAGCGGCACGGTGAGGTCGAAGTTCACCCTGTCCTCGTCGTTGACGTAGGCCACCATGCGGTCAGTGCCGCCAGCGCCGGCCCCGATGCAGAACGGCCGCGGCTGGATCACGAGCTCCACGCCCTGGTTGTGGCCGATGTTGTTCTCGAGCACGTAGTCCAAGATGCTCCTGTTGCCCGCGCTCGACACGATCGTGCCGACGAGGTAGGAGTACTGGGACGGCGGGATGAGGATCTGGTTCGGCATGCCCGAGAGGTCGTAGCCCGAGTTGGACCAGCCGGTCGTCATGACCTCGTTGATGTCCGCGAGGATCGCGTCTGGCGTCTTGTCGACCCAGTTAGTGCTGGTCGTCTTGCCGGTCGGGGACGACGCGCCGGCCTCTGCGACAGACTGGTGGGTGACGTTGACGTCGTTGACGAGGCCCGTCTTCCCCTCGATCCCGAGGTAGGACGACTCGTCCAGCGTCTTCTGACTGGCGAGCCGGATGCCCTTGTCGAGGATCTGGTCGAGCGAGCGGCCGATCTGCTGCAACTTCGCCTGGTCCACGAAGGGGATGGCGAGGTTGTTCATCCAGGTGAACACCGGGTAGGCGTCCTTGCCGATGTCGGCCTGCATCACGGGGATGTTGTTCGACTCGCTGCCCTGGATGCCGTTCGAGCCGCCGCCTGTGGTGGCGTAGCCGACGTTCAGAGTGCTGGAGAACTCGACCCAGCCGCCGCCTGTCTTCACCGGGATGTCGCGCGGCCAGAAGATGGCGGCGAGCGGCTCACGGACCTTGGGGTCGCGCTTCTCGAGCTCACCGACGAGGAAGGCGTAGCCGGCGTCACGCGCCATGCTCGCCGGCAGGTTTCCCATGGCGCGCATTGCGTCTACAGTGCGCTGGTCCACGATGCGTCCTAGCAAGTCACTGTCTCCCTTCCCGGCTCCGCGTTACGGCCTGTTGCGGACGAGGAGCGTCATCTCGGCGACGTCGTTGGCGTCGACGGAGATGTCGTCCCATTCCGCGTTGGTGAGCATCACGGTGGTGGCGCCCCCGGCCGGGGTGGCCGTCGCGCAGAAGTCGCCGACGGCGACGTTGGTTCCGATGCTGGTCGCGATGTACACCTTGCCTCCGGCGGTCGGGGTGCCTTCCGCGCAGGTGACGGTCACGCCGCCGAGCTCCTGCACGTCGCAGGGCTGGCCCGGTAGGTAGGGGTAGCCGGTCGCCGGGTACTCGGTGGCCTGCTTGACCTCGCGCACCGCGACGCCCGCGAACTGCGCGGGGGAGCTGGAGATCAGGATGGTGGCCGCGGTCGTGTACGAGAAGTTGGCGGTGAACGGGTTCACGTCCACCGTAGTAGCGCCCGTGGCTGCCGCGGCGCTGATCGTGACGGTCTGCGTGTTGGTGCTCTCCGTGATCACCAGCTGGTCGCCGGCGTCTACGGGAGCGGCGAGCGCGGGCACTGTCACGCTCGTATACTGCGTGCTCGAGGTCAGCGCGGCGCCCAGCGTCGTCGCGAGCGCATAGAAGCGGCTGACCGTGCCGTCCGCGTTGAGGACGACCGGGTCGCCGAAGTTGATGTTGGTGGTGTCCGTCGCGCGCACCTGGCGGTTCCGCTTCAGGGTCTGCCCCTCGCGGGCCGTGGTGCCGGGGTAGCCCTTGATGAGGCTGGTTCCGATGGTCTGTCCGGGCATCCTTACTTGCCCCCCTTCTTCAGGCGCTGGAGATTGCGCTCGGCCATGATCTTCTCGCCGAGCGCTTCGTCGTTGACCGCGCCCGGCTTGGCGTCGAGCGCAGCCGCGTTGTCCCGCTGCGCCGCGAGGATGCCAGCGTAGCCGTTATGGGCGCCCTTGCCGCGCGCGGCGAGATCGTCGCGCAGCGCCTTGGCCAGGGCGTCGTTTGCGGGCTTCTGCTGGTCCTTGGGCAGCGCCGCGATGATCGGGCGCATGATGCGGATGGTCCGCTGGATGGCAGCGCGGTCGGCGCCCGGGATCGGGTTCTCTGCGCGCTGCTCCGGCGCCATCACGGGGCCCGGGTCGTCGTCGGGACTGTCGCCGGTGATCTTCTCGGGCTCGATGGTGACGCTCTCCTCGCCACCCGGGGCCGGCTCACCCTTGCCGAGCTCGCGCTCGAGCGTCGTCAGGGCGTCCTCCTCCGGGGTCTCCTCGGGCTGCTCGAGCTGCGCGACGCGCTCGCCCAGGGACTTAACCTCGGCGGCCACCTGCTGGATGGCTGCGAGGATCTGCCTGTCGAGGTTGTCGTCCTCAGGGTCGGCGTCGGCCGGCTTCGGCGGCTCGGGTGAGGGCTTGGGCTCTTCGGGCTCCTCGGCGTCGTGTTCGTGCATCATGCGCGCGGCCTCGGCGAGCTCCTCGGGCTCGGCGTCCTTCGCGAACGCCGACAGCATCTTGCCGAACAGCGTCTGGCGGTTTGGCTTCACGTACCTTCTCCTCTCGCTCCCAGGACTCGCCTGGGGTAGTGCGTCGCGGATCGCCACCTGCGGTCCGGCCCTGCCGGCCGCCACCACCGCGACGTGATTGCCGCGGATGTGCGTCTGGCGGTAGGTGCCGTCACCCTGGGGCTCGTAGTCGCAGTCGTAACCGCAGCTCACCTCGCGCTTGCCGTGTTGGACGGCGGAGATGAGCGTCGGGTCCTTGATCACGAGGTCCGCCAGCAGGTGGTCTGCGTCGTCCCCCGCGCCCCGGTGCACGCCCTCGATGTGGCCGCGCTCGTAGTTGGCGTAGTTGTCAGGGCGCAGGTTCTCAGGCGGGTGCTCGTCCGTGACGCTCTTGCCCTCGAAGCTGGCAATAGCGGCGGGGTCGAACACCTGCTCCGGACTGCGGTAGACCTGGATGACGCCCTCCGGGTCGTCGGTGAGGCCGAGTTCGCGCCTGAGGTAGTCCTGCGAGCCCGTGCGTGCGATAGGCACGTTGCGGGCGATCAGGTAGCCCTCCGGCGTCTCGGTCATGTTGTCGGAGATGCGCGTCCCGTAGTAGGCTCTCGTCTTGCATCACCACCCCCAAAGGGCAACGTGGGCACGAACAAAGGACTCCCGCGCTAGGGGGGTCCTTCGGCGCCGTCGGCGGCTACCGGATGCGTAGGATGGCATCCATGCCCGAAACCGGTCCGCGGTCGCCGCCATGGTGCACGTGGTGCTCGCTGCCGCCGATCTTGACGGGCTCATGGCCGCCGTGCATCACGCCGTGCATGTGCCCGTACGCGAGCCACCGGTGGTAGGCCGCCGAGTTCTTGAAGTTGACGTCGGTGGTGTCCCCTGTCGGGTCCGTCGGTGCAGGCGGCCGACTCGGCGCGTTGCCCGCGATCGCGCGCTCGGCCTCGGCGACCGGAGACTCTGCATCCCTTCGCATCCGCTCACCCCCTCTCCGGGTCCGCTGCCCTGCGAATCTCAGGAAACCAGAACCTCACCGCCCTTCCAGCGCTCGATGCGCCGGAACTCGGCAAGCGTCATCGTGACGATCTGGCCTTGCGCGTAGACCTTGTGCGGCCATGCAAGACGAGGCGCGTCCACGACGGGTGACGCGAAGCATCGGCAGTTCCAGATCTGGCCCGCGTGGTAGGGCGGCGGCGCGTGCTTCTCGTGCAGGATCGCCTCGGGGCTGGGCGGCGCGTCCCAGAAGACGATCACGCCGTCCATGTGCCGATGCGAGGACCGCACGCGCTGGTCCTCGGACGTGCGCCAGACGTAAGCCGGGATGTTCACTTCCTCGGCGCGTGCCCGGGTGAGCGCGGTCGAGGTCTTGGCGGACTCCGTCCTCGCGATGAGCGAGGCTTTAGCGCGCGAAGCCTCAGGGAACATCTTGCGGATGTCCTCAGCGATGCTCTCAGGCCTTCGCCCTGCCAGCGTCTCGCGCCCGACGTAGTCCGTGACGCGGTTTGCCACGTCGAGAGGCAGTGTGCGGATGAGCTCCGCGTTGCGTGCGATCTCCGCGCCGATCTGGCCGCCGATGCCGCCCTGCAGTTCGCGCTGGAGCGCCTCGTAGATGCTGCGGCCGTTGCCTGATTCACGCGCCGCCTGCTTCCACGATCGTGCCCCGTCGATCGCGAGGTGCGTGACCATCTGCCGCGCCGTCTCGTAGGCGTAGCTCTGCAGCCAGGGAGCATCCGCCATGCCGCGCAGCATGCGGATCATGCGCGACGGGTCGCGCTCGTGTCGGATCACTTCGAGCATGTACTCCGTGAGCTCCAGGAGCGCGCCGAAGTAGCCGTGCTCGATGCGCGGCGCGACGTTCCACGGTCCCTTGACAAGCGCCATCAGGCTTCACTGGGGATCGGTGGCGCGCCGGCTGCTTGTTCTGTCGACGGCGCGGATCCAAGCGCCCCGCCGAACGGGTCGCTCTGCGGCAGGAGTTCGCCCGCCGGCGTTGTCTTGTCGCTCGCAGCCTCGATGTCCTCGTCCGTAATGTTCGACCACAGCCCCGTGATCGGCTCCTGCTGGCGCAGTTCCTTGAGCACGGTTTTCGGCGAGATGACGCCCGCATTGAACGGCGCCAGGATCGCGGTGGTGAGCTTGTCGCCAAGGTCGGCGCGCTCTACGTTGCTCGGCCGCTGCACGGGCAGGAACGCATAGTCAAGATCATCAGGGATCGCGCCGACCTCGGAGACGAACATCACGGGTAGCAGGCGGTCGAATATGGGGCGCAGGTCCGCCTCCTGGCGCTTCTCGATCATGTCGTAGTAGTTCTGCAGGTCTGACTCGCCCGTGGCGTTGAGGCCGGCCGGACTGCGGCCGAACAGCTTCGTCACGGGGATCTCAGACGCGCCCGCGATGTCCATGATGAAATGCTCGTAGACGTCCGCGAGGCCCGAGAACGCCGTCTGCTTCACGTCCACGGTGTCCTGCGTGTCGGTGACGTACATCGAGAAGTTGTTCATCAGCGCGTTCTGCGCTTGCAGCGTCTGGTAGAGTGCGCTCTGCTGCGCGTCGTCAGAGGTGGCCAGGAACTCGTCGAAGTCCTTAATCCCGCGGACCAAGATGTTGGCCCTGAAAATTAGGTTGGCGATGTTGTAGGACGTGTTGTCGCGCTTGCGCAGTTCCTCGTAGACGCGCTCGATCACGCTCGCGCCCCAGTAGACCTCGGCCTGGCGCTCCCAGAACGGAAGATCGTATCCGGTGAAGCGTAGCACGCGAGAATGGTGCACGCGGAAGACCTCGGTCGTGGCGTTGTTGCGCACCTCGTACCACTCAGGCAGGCCGAAGTCGGGGTCTGCGATGTCGCCGACGAGGTCCGACCCTGGATAGATGCCGGACCAGCGGTCGACGATCATGATGCCCTTGAACGAGTTCGGCAGGACCGTGTCGAGGTCCAGCGGCTCGTCAAGAATGCCCTCGTGGTGCTCGATCATGATGACGCCGGCCGCGCCGCCGTAGAGTCGTCCCCACTTGAGGCCCTCCAGGATGCGCGCCTTGATTCGCGTGTTGCGCTCGAGACGTTGGATGCGGTTGATGACGTCAGGCGCCACCTGCGAATTGATCTGGTACCAGTTCTTCGCCATGTCCTCGGCGATCAGGTCGACGATGCGCCCGATAATCCAGTTGTTGCGATAGAGGCTGTTCATGAGGCCGTAGTCTTTGGTCAGGCGCGTCAGCGGATAGGCGGTGGCTGACTGGAAGTCGTCACTGCCGAGGCCCATGCGGGCCAGCGCGTTCTGGAAGGCGTCCATGGACATCACGCCGCGGAGGGCCCGCGCGCTGCCCTCGAGGATGGCTTGCGGGGTCAGCCGCGCGTCGACCGTACGTCCAGGCGCGGCCCTCCTCGCGCTCCTTCTGCTCATCCGGCAAGCCTCCTCGGCGTGATGACGGTTTTCACCAGGTACCTGACGGCGTCCGGTCCGTGGTCCGCCTGCTTGATCGGCCGCTCGCGCTCGCCGCGCTGGATCGCCTTCTCGTCCCAGGCGTAGGACTGGAGCTCCTCGCGCAACTTGGCCGCCCGCGTCCTGTGTACGCGGATGCGCCGCGTCTTGAGCATCGTCGCGGTCACCCGGATGCCGTCCAGGACCTCGTTGTCCGCCTTGACCACGTCGCCCTCCACGGCCTTGTAGCGCAGCCGCCTGCGCCGGATCTCGGCCCAGAAGCTCGCGGCGGAAGGGTCGCCGATGATCGCGTTGACCGGGATGGCCTGCGGCCCCATCTCAGCGATGAACGCCTCCAGGTCGTCGGCATACTCGGCGTCCGTCTTCTCGCACCCCTGCGCCCGGCCGTCCCAGTAGTACTGGTTCACGATCCACAGGACTCGGCTGTCGTCGATCACGTCCAGGAAGACCGTCGGGTTGAGCGTGCCGTAGTCCACGGCGATGTAGCGGCGGTTGCTGCGCCGGTTGACCATCTCGGGGTCGTAGTCCGAAGAGTCCTCGTCGAACAGCAGGTCGTCGCTCCAGGAGTCCCGGTAGATCGCGCCCTCCGCTGCGACCCATAGGCCGAGGATGTAGCGCTGGTACCAGACGCCCGTGTACTCGCGCTTCAGCGAGGCGACGTAGGACGGGTCGAGGTTCGGGTTGTCGTCGATGTCGAAGTGCAGCGCGAAGAGCCCGAGGTAGGCCGCGCGGTCGAGGTAGTGCACCTTGAGCCAGTGCGACGGGAAGTCCGGGTTCGTCGTGCCGAAGATTTTGGCGTCCTTCACGGAAAGACGCGAGAGCAGCATCGTGAAGAACGACTCGGGCCAGAGGGTGAGCTCGTCGCCGTAGGCGCCGGCCAGCGTCAGGCCCTGAATCTTGCCTGCGGCCCGCTCGTCGTTCGCGCCCGCGATGTAGACGCGCCGACCGAAGAGCATCAGCTCGCCCAGGCCGCGGTTGTAGCGAAAGTTCTTCCGCCCGACCATCTGCTCAAGAATGTCCAGCACGTTGCGCTTGAGCGTGCGCTCCGTCTTGCCGACCATCAGCAGGTCGCCGGGAGGAGCGTGCTTCACGTACTCGATCCACCGCACGATGGAGGCCACGGTCTTGCCTGACCGCACGCTGCCTTCGGCGATGTTGATGCGCGCTGTGCTCCGCAAGATGAAGCGCATGGCCGTGCGGCCGAACTCGCCCCACTCAAACGCCGCCATGTTCGGTGTCCGCCTTCCGACTGCGCTCGATGGCCTCGAGAAGTGCCGTCAGGCTGCCGTCGTCCTCCTGTCCCGACTCGCGCAGGTCCTTGAGGATCTTGCGCGCCGAGTCCACCAGGAGAGCGATGCCGCGGGCCCGCGTGATCTCGTCCACGTTCAGCGTGACGATCTCGGCGCCCCCAGGGCCGCCCACGGCGACTTGACGCTCCATCGGCTGCAAGAGGCGCAGGAGTTTGAAGCGCACGATGCGCAGCTCTTCCTGTAGCGAGTCGTCGGCGGGAATGGCAGCGAACACGGCTCGCTCCTGCGGGGTGAGTTGCTCGAGAATCAGGTCTGCGTAGGCGCCGTGCCTCAGCGCGTTTTGGTTCCCCGGGACACCTGGGGACCGGCCGCCGTGGAACTTGCAGCGCCCGGTACCGAGGTGGTCTGTGCCCCAGCCGGCGGGACGTCTGCAGGGCTCGCCGGCCTTGGACTTGGCGCGTGCGCCGCAGATCGGATGCTTTGGGGTCGTGTCTGGTGGCGCAGGGCGAGCCGCCGGCATACGCCCGTTGCCGCCCGACTTCTTTCCACCAGTGCGCTTCGTTCCGTTCCGTTTCTTCGCGCTCTTGGCGTTCTGTTGCCTTGCGTTGAAGCCGAGCGAACGAAACTCGCGCGTGACCTGAACGGGATGTAGACCCTTCTCGGCAGCGAACGCCGCGACCGTCGCCCACTGACCCTGGCGGTACTCCTCGAGCAGCTCGGGCCAGTCGTGCAGTCGCGGACGGCCCATGCTCACCACCTCAAGTCAGGCTGTCGTGGTCCTCACTCCGTACGGGTGGCCGCCGCTGCGAGTCTCGCGACCTGCGCCATACTCTCCAGCAGCATCTCCACACTCAGCGGGTCCGTTCGCACCGCCTCCATGGCGGTCGCATGGATCGCCAGCAATGCGCGCTGCATCTTCGCGGACTCGGCCTTAGTGCCTATCCCTAGAATCTGGCGGTCTCCCCCGTTGCCCAGGGAGTGCCTCCGATGAACGCTCATGGAGCACCCCTCACCCATCCCGAATCTGCCGCATCGCGCCGCCCGCTTCCCTCGCATACGCCGGGTGGTCCATCTCTCGCCTGAGCCTCGCGTCCTCGCGGTCGTCGACCACGCCTCGGAGGAGCTTGCGCGAGAGGATGCCGGCCTTCAGGTCCTGGACGCACCCATCGCACAGCCACGCCCGATTCCGGTCGTCGTCGCCC